GGGATTGACGCAACACCGCCGCATCAGAGCGCTACGGCTCCGACCATGAAGCAGGCTGAAGAGGTGATGGGTCCATTCCGGACCGCTATCACCCGTGCCCGAGGTCCGCTGTATAAGTTCCTGACCGAGGGATCTATTCAAAATACAACCGGTGCGAGGGCTAACCGCCAGAAGCTGGTTGCTACGAAGAAGGGTGTGGAGAACTTCCTCACCGGATCCCTCCTCGAGGTCCGCCCCATGTCCATTGATAAGCTACAGGGTCTCCGACCCAAGGTTTGCACGGTGGACGAGTGGCTTTCCGGAGACATCCGTGAGGACGTCGTCGGTGCACTTGAACAGGGCGCCTCAAAGATCGATGATCCGGTCATTCTGGCTGTCTCATCCGAGGGAACCATCCGCAATGCGGTGGGCGACACCATGAAGATGGAGTTGCTCAAAATACTGAAGGGTGAATACATCGCCCCTCACATCTCAATTTTCTACTACAGACTTGACGACATCAAGGAAGTAGCAGATCCTGCTATGTGGGTGAAAGCCCAGCCGAACATTGGCATCACTGTCTCTTACGATCGGTATCAGCAGGACGTCGAGCGTATGGAACAAGCCCCTGCTGCTCGAAACGACATCCTCGCTAAGAGGTTCGGGATCCCCATGGAGGGATACACGTACTTCTTCACTTACGAGGAGACGATCCCGCACAGGAAGAATACCTTCTGGAACATGCAGTGCGCTATGGGCGCCGACTTGTCCCAGGGTGACGACTTCTGTGCGTTCACCTTCCTATTCCCATTGAGGAATCAAGCTTTCGGCGTAAAGACTCTGGCATACATTTCCGAGCTGACGCTCATGAAGTTGCCCGGGGCTCTACGCCAGAAGTATGACGAGTTCATCCAAGAAGGAAGCCTCCGAGTTATGGAGGGTACCGTCCTGGATATGATGGAGGTCTATGAAGATCTAGACCAGTACATCGACGAACAGAAGTACGACGTCTCAGCATTTGGGTTCGACCCGTACAATGCCAAGGAGTTCGTAACCAGGTGGGAGCAGGAGAACGGACCGTACGGTATCGAGAAGGTAATCCAGGGTGCTAGGACTGAATCAGTCCCCCTCGGGGAGCTGAAGAAGTTGGCCTCTGAGAGACTTCTCATCTTCGACCAGGAACTCATGTCATTCACCATGGGGAACTGCGTCACTCTCGAGGATACCAACGGAAACCGGAAGCTGCTGAAGAAACGCTCGGAAGAGAAGATTGACTCAGTAGCCGCTCTGATGGATGCCTTCGTGGCATACAAGATCAACAAGGAGGCATTCGAATGAGCAAGGAGGTGAAATGGGTCTTAGTGATCGATTGAGCCACGCCTGGAATGCGTTTACCCGATCGCCGGACAAGAAGAACTTCACTCCTGAATATGGAGCGTCATTCTTTGGTAATCCGAGCGTGAATTACCGCCCCGTTGTTGGGGATCAGACGATCGTCACCAGCATCTACAACCAGATTGCTATCGACGTTGCGAATGTTCCTATCCGACATGTTCGGACAGACGACAATGGTAATCTCAAGAGCTACATCAACAGCGATCTTGATGACTGCATGTCGCTCAGTGCCAATATTGACCAGACAGGACGTGGGTTCTTCCAGGATCTCGTCCTTACTCTGTTCGAAGAGGGCGCAGTAGCGATTGTTCCTGTGGATACGAACGTCAACCCCGACATGACTCAGGGATACGACGTCCGTTCTATGCGCGTCGGTAGTATCATTCATTGGTACCCTCGGCACGTTCGAGTCGAAGTCTACAACGACCAGACTGGACAGCGGGAACAGCTGACTCTTGAGAAAGAGTTCGTAGCGATCGTCAACAATCCGCTCTACAGTGTGATGAATGCTCCGAGCTCTACGCTGCAGCGACTCACTCAGAAGCTGCATCTGCTCGATGCGATTGATAGGCAGTCTGGATCCGGTAAGCTGGACATTATCATTCAGCTTCCATACGTTGTCAAGACTGAGCTGAAGAAGCAGCAGGCCGAGGCACGGCGAAAGGCCATTGAGGAACAGCTCGCTGGGTCGCAGTACGGTATCGCCTATACCGACGGTGCAGAGCGAATCACTCAGCTGAACCGACCATCTGAGAACAACCTCATGAGCCAGATCCAGTGGCTCACTACGCAGCTGTACAACCAGCTAGGAATGACCGAGGATGTCTTCACCGGCAAGGCCGATGCTCGACAGATGCTGAACTACCAGAACCGAACGGTTCGTCCAGTTCTGAAGGCGATCACGGATGCCATCACCCGGACTTTCCCCACAAAGACTGCCCGAACGCAGAAGCAGCGGGTAATGGCAATCGAGGATCCGTTCCTCAACGTCCCGCTCGAGGAGATGTCCAAGCTGGTCGACTCCGTTAAGCGTAATGAGATTGGTACTGCTAATGAGCTTCGACCGAAGTTCGGCTGGGCCCAGTCTGAAGACGAGACGGCAAACCAGTTGGTGAACTCCAACATCAATCCGATGGGCGAGGAACAGCCGCCTGGCGAAGAGCCGGTCGACGACGTCCCTGCATCGGAGGTACCAATTTCCGAACTGATGGAGAGTAGTCAAAATGGCAGTTAAGTGCGATTTCTCTGGCTACGCCACGAAGAACGATGTTCGGTGCTCGGATAACAAGGTCATCCGACACGGGGCATTCGCGGCGTACGACGGGAAGACTGTTCCTCTCGTTTGGCAGCACAAGCACGGCGACGTAGAGAACGTCCTGGGGCATGCCGACCTTGAGGTTCGAGAGGATGGGGTTTACGCCTACGCCCATCTCAACAACACTGATCGTGGCCGGACCGCACGAGAGATGGTCAAGAACGGCGACATCAAGGCGATGAGCATCTACGCCACCCACGTTCGCGCTAAGGGCAATGACGTTGTCCACGGCGAGCTCGTTGAGGTGAGCCTAGTGCTCCGTGGCGCCAACCCCGGTGCTCTCATTGACCAGGTCTCCATCGAGCATGGCGACGACGGCGATGAGATCGAGGCTGTCATCTACACGGATGAACAGCTGGACTTCGTCTCTCACGGTGATGAGGACGAGGATGAGGACTTCGAGGCGGAGGAGACGGATGACGTCGAGCACGCTGAGGAGGAGTCTGAGGCCGATGAGGCTGAGGGCGACGAGGACGACCCCGCCAAGCTGGAGCTGCCCGGCACGAACGCTGTCGCCCGCCGCATGATTGATGAGTGGCTCGCAGAAAAGCCCTAGTGATACACTGGTAGCTAAGCCCAACGGAGGGGGGTCGGTTTTGGCGTGCCCGGAAACGCTCTCATTGCAGAGCGGCTCCACCGGCAAACACTCCAACCGGCAAACACCCCCAGATATCTATCTGAAGGTACTGCCCCGTGACCCCCGCGCTGTCTAGAGCGCACCCGCTGGCAAGACTATCCCCTAGATTTAAGCGAGAAACTTAACGCATGTCTGAAAACACCGCTTCGCGCCCCGACCTTCGCAATGTGGCCATCGTGGCACACGTTGACCACGGCAAGACCACCATCGTCGACGCGATGCTGCAGCAGACCCACGCCTTCTCTGCCCACGCAGATGTTGAAGACCGAGTCATGGACTCCGGCGACCTCGAAAAGGAAAAGGGCATCACCATTCTGGCGAAGAACACCACCGTGTTCTACAACGGCCCTTCCGCCAACGGTGAGACCATCACCATTAACGTTATTGACACCCCCGGCCACGCCGACTTCGGTGGCGAGGTGGAGCGCGGCCTGTCCATGGTTGACGGCGTTGTGCTGCTCGTGGACGCATCCGAAGGTCCGCTGCCCCAGACCCGCTTCGTGCTGCGTAAGGCACTGGCTGCTAAGCTGCCCGTGATCCTCGTGGTGAACAAGGTGGACCGCCCCGACTCCCGTATCGACGAGGTCGTTGGCGAGTCCATGGACCTGCTGCTCGGCCTGGCATCTGACCTGGCGGACGAGGTTCCCGACCTGGACCTGGACGCTGTGCTGAACGTTCCGGTAGTGTACGCATCCGGTAAGGCTGGCGCTGCATCCCTGAACCAGCCCGCAGACGGCCAGCTGCCCGACAACGACGACCTGGAGCCGCTGTTCAAGACCATCATCGAGCACGTGCCCGCCCCCACCTACGACCCCAACGAGGTTCTGCAGGCACACGTGACCAACCTGGACTCCTCCCCGTTCCTGGGTCGTCTGGCACTGGTCCGTATCTTCAACGGCACCCTGAAGAAGGGCCAGACCGTTGCGTGGGCACGTCACGACGGTGAAATCAAGAACGTCCGCATCTCCGAGCTGCTGGCTACCAAGGCTCTTGAGCGTGTTCCCGCAGAGTCCGCTGGCCCCGGCGAAATCGTCGCAGTGGCAGGTATCGAGGACATCACCATTGGTGAAACCC